GGGACGTCGTACCCCAAGGGCATTTGTTCCGCTGCGCTCCACTGCAGGACGCCGTCCCCTACGAGACGGAGGAGCCGGGGAGACAATCCCTCAGTCAGCCTTGCGGCTGACAGCTCCCTTTACACAAGGGAGCCATAAAAGGAACACATAAGAACAGGAGGACAACATGAGCAAAAGAAAAAACCGGGGGGCGAAGTTCGCCGAGGGCGACCGGGTATTCAACTTCACGCCGACGGCGGCGGAACGGAACGGCGGCTATCCGCCTATGGGCACGGTGCTGCGCGCCACGCGGCGCTGGGGCAGCTGGGCGTACCAGGTACAGGTGCAGGACACCGACCGCATTGAGACGTGGCAGGAGGACATGCTGGGGAGGGTGGACGTATGAGCACCTTCGGATGGATCTGCGCCTATATCGGCGCGGCTTGGCTGGCGCGGACGGCAATCAGGTGCGTGGAGGCGCTGGGAAAATGACGGCGGTACCGCCCTGCAAGGACTGCGCAGCGCGCTATGTGGGCTGCCATGGCCGGCACGAGGATGGCCGTCCGCGCTGCGAGGCCTACGGCGAATATGAGGCGGCCAAGGCCGCCGAGGATGCCCGGCGGCAGGCACTGATCCGGGAGCGGGAGATAGACCGCTACCAGCGGCGGCACCTGAGCGAGCTGAGCGTACAGGCCGACAAGAAACACCGGAACAGAAGGAGGAAATGAGCATGGCGAAGGGCAATTACCTGTGGTGGGTACAGTGCGAGGGGTACCCGGATGTGCCGGTGCTGGCGCCCGACTGGGAGCAGGCAACCGTGCAGGCGGCAAAGCTGTGGTGCGTGCCCTGGGCAAAGGTGGCGGCGCTGTGTGAGCTGAGGGAAAAGCTCCCGGCGATCACATGCGTGTGCCAGCGGTGCCAGCGAGTATTCCACGGGACGGGCACGCTGTGCGACGACTGCGTGAGCGCCGTCCGCATTGAGACGCAGCGGACAGAGGCCGCCAAGCGAAGGTACTTCCGGAAGCTGTACGCAGGGAAATAATAGGGCGGACAGAGGCGTCCGCCCCTACGAACGGATTCCCACGCCAGTGACATCGGTCACTGGTTCGGAATGACAGCGCGGCGCTGACGCGCTGATGGGACGTTGGGGACGCTGTCCCCTAAAGGAGTATTGCGATGGAGAAATACGCGAAGAAACTACAAGACATCATCAATGAGCAGGATTTTTGCTTTGAGCCCGAGGAGATCAGAACGGTTGAAAAGGCGCTTGAAGTTCTAAAAGGGTACGAGGACGCCGATATCCCGGTCGATGCCTGCGTGGAATACAGGAAGTTCGAGGACGAGCTGATCTGCGACGGCATGAGCCTTCAGCACGTTCTTGACCTGCTCAAAGCTGAGAAGGAGGGACGGCTGAAGGTGAAACCTGAGAACCCCGGCCAATGCTGCAATAAGCAATAAAAGGAATACACAGGAGGAAAGTGCGATGAACGAATATCTGGACAGAGCGGTGGACAAGCTCCGTGCTGCCAAGGCGCCGGCGGATCGGCACGGGGCTGCCGTGTTCAAGCCGGTGGTGGCGGCGCTGGAGGACTTCTGCCGTCAGGACGCGGAGTTTGCGCAGGCCGTGGTACAGGGCGGCAGCGTGGAGAACTGCGTGATGCATGTGGTCAAAGGCGCCGGCAGCAGTCTCAATGATCTGGAGGCCTACAAGCGGGCGGCGGCGTTCTTTTTCCCCGGCTGCGTGGTGGAGATGAAGCTCACCATTTACATGAGCGGACACGATGTGCCGGACACCGGTTCTACGGCGGACAAGGCCGTGGTGCTGGATCTGGCGGACTTCTGGTGAGAGCCATGAGGGACGAGAAAGAGAGAGCCGCCCAGCTGGAGCGGCTGGCGCCGAAGCCCTCGGTGCAGGAGCTGGAGGCCGTCAACGGACTGTTCCGGCATTTTCTGTTCAGGCGCAGCGGCAGGCGGGAGATATGGACGACCTGCTGCCGGCAGCACAGGATCATCGAGGATGCCACAGATGCGGAATGGGAGGTTCTGGAAGCGCCCCACGCGCCGGAGCCGAAAAACCAATACGACAATACGCCGCAGCACAAGGTGCGCCACATGTGCCCCTACTGTGGCGCGCAGGTCACGGTGAAGGAGCTGCGGTACACAGGGAGCCGCAAGAATCTGTGGGGGTTCCGGCGGGTGCTGCTCCTGCGCCAGTGGCGCGGGGCGCTGTGGGCTACGGCGTGGGATTGCAAAAAGGACTACGGCGCGGTGGAGCGGCTGACGGAGATGCCGGAGATGACACTGCTGGGCGTGTACCGGTTTACGCCGGGGCTGGCGGAATGCGGCACACGGTCATGGTGGACGGGCGGCGCACCGCTGAACTATGAAGAACAGCGGCATCCGGGGAAGGGCTCCGGTAAAAATAAAATGTGGCACATCCACTCGCCGTTCACATGGTGCACGGAGCTGGGTATGGGCTACGACATCATCGGCCTGCCGGAGCTGGAAAAGGGCTTTATGCGGTACTGCAGGCTGGACAGGGTAGATATCTGCTCGGACGACTTCATTGAGCTGCTGACGGCGGCGTGCTTCTATCCCCGGCAGATCGAGTGGCTGGTGAAGCTGGGGCTGGGCGGCGCTGTGGTCGATTTTGCCGGCAGCGGTGTGAAGAACGCGGATCTGATCCGCTGGGGCGCGGAGAAGCCGAAGAACTTCCTGAAATGCACCCGCACCGAGGTGCTGGAGGTGACGGGCGACGGGAATATCCAATTCCCACTGGATGTGCTGAAGGTGTATGCCAGAGGGAGAAACAAGCCGGAGAAAATGTCGCTCCGGGCGGCAGCATACTTTGCGGGTATGAGCGGGTATCACGACATTCTGCAAAAGGCGACGCGGCTCATGCGGGCGCACGGCGTGACAGCGGACAGGCTGTGCGCCTATCTGGAAAAAAGCCGCGCGGCGATGGAGGAGATGCAGTGCATCCATGGGTACCACAGCATCCGCAGCCGCGAGGCCGCCCGGCTGTGGCTGGATTACATCGACGCCGCTGTGGGCTGCGGGCTGGACTTGACAAATCCGGTGATCCTGATGCCGAAGGATCTGTCGGAAAAGCACGACCGGGTGACGGCGGCGTGGAGCGCCATACAGCGCCAGTACCGGAAGGCGGAGAACAAGGCGGCGCAGAAAGCCGCCGCGGAGGCCTACAGGAAGCGGCTGCGCGCCCTGTCTGAAAAGTATCTATTCTGGACGGATGACTTCCTTATCCGCGCACCGGTCAACGCCGATGAGATCGTGGACGAAGGCAAGGCGCTGAAGCACTGCGTAGGCGGCTACGCTGCCCGGCACATGACGGGAGCGACAACCATCCTGTTCCTGCGCCGGCGGGACAGACCCCACACGCCGCTGGCGACCATCGAGATGAATGGGAACAGGATCGTGCAGGTACACGGCTACCGGAACGAGATAGAGCCGTGCGCGGAGAACCCGGAGAGGGTGTCGGCACGGGAGCTGTATAAGAATGTGCTGGATCCATGGCTGAAATGGCTGAAGGGTGGCAGCAAACGAGAAAAGGACGGCAGGCTGAAGCTGCCGAAGAATAAAAGGAGGAACGCGGCATGAGCATGTATGACATGGTAGAGACGACACCGGAGGACGTCACCGAGGGCGAAGCCCTGAGCAAAATGTTCGGGGGAACTTCTATAGAAGACGCTGCCTTCGAGGAGCGCGACATCGACGTGATCACCGAGGAGATCAATTTCTACAAACAGCAGGCCGGTATCGCTATTCTGGAGATTGGGAAGCGGCTGGTGGAGGCCAAGGCGCAGCTCAGTCACGGAGAGTGGCTGCCGTGGCTGGAGAAGAAAGTGGAGTTCTCTGAGCGCAGCGCGCAGCAGTATATCCGGCTGTGGAAGGAGTACGGCAAATCCGCAACCGTTGCGGATTTGGGCGTGCGGAAAGCGTTGGTATTACTGGCTTTGCCGGAATCGGAGCGGGAGGACTTCGCCGGGGAAAGGCATGATGTCAACGGGGAAGAAAAGACCGTGTCCGATATGACGGTGAAGGAGCTGGAAAAGGCCATTGCCGAGCGGAATGCCGCCCGGGAGGAGGCAGCGCTGGCCAAGATGGATCTGGATACCGCCCGCGCCCATGCGGAGGATGCCCGCCATCAGGTGGATGACCTGACAGCGCAGCTCCATGAGCTGCGCAGCCGTCCCACGGAAGTGGCTGTGCAGCAGGTGGATGCCACCGAGGAGCAGCTGACCGCCGCCCGGCAGGAGGCCGAGGCTGCCGCCGCCCGACGGGTAGCGGAGTTGGAAAAGGCGCTGGAGAAGGCCCGCGGCGATGCGGCGGCAGCTGAGGACAGGAAGGAGGCCGCCGAGGCGGAGCTGCAGGACGCCGAGCGTGAGCGCGACAGCGCGCTGGATGCCGCCAAGGGCTACAAGGCCGAGGCGGAGGCCGCCCACAAGCTGGCCGCGGCGGCCGGCAACGAGGGCATGACCAAGTTCAAGGTGGTGTTCGACCAGACGGTGGCCAATGTGAACACGCTGGCGGAGCTGCTGCGGGGGCTGACCGACTCCCAGCAGGAGAAGCTCCGGAGGGCGATGCTGGCGCTGGCCGATCAGGTGCGGAAGGTGGGGGCGTGACAGCCCCCACGCTGCCCTCTTTTGAAAGCGGCTGCCCGATGGACGGGCGGTCACTTTGAGGAGAGGAGGCGAGGGCGTGAACCTGCGGAACCCGAGGAAATACTGTGAAAACCTGCTGTGGATCCGGACAAAGAAGCAGACGCTGACAAAGCTGCGGTTCAACGATGCGCAGAACAACCTGTATGACGTGATCCGGCGGCAGGCGGCGCAGGGGAAGCCCATCCGCCTGATCGTGCTGAAGGGGCGGCAGGAGGGTATCTCTACCGTGACGGAGGCGCTGATGTTCCAGGACACGGTGACGCGGCGAAACGTGAAAACGCTGATCGTCGCCCATGAGAGCACGGCCACCGCCAACCTTTTCAAGATGAACAAGCTGTTCTATGACAGTCTGCCGTCCGGCGCGCAGCCCATGCGGAAGAACTCCAACGCCAAGGAGCTGGTGTTTGAGAATCCGGCCAAGGATGCCCGCGCCAAGCGGCGGCGACCGGGGCTGCGCAGCTCTATCCGGTGCCAGACGGCGGGTAAAGGCGGCGTAGGCCGAAGCGACACTCTGACCAACGTACATATTTCCGAGTATGCCTTCTGGCCGAAGAACAAGGACGAGCTGCTGCTGGGCATTATGCAGGCCGTGCCGGATGAGCCGGATACCATGGTGGTGATCGAGTCCACCGCCAACGGCTACGACCATTTCAAGCGGCTGTGGGACGACGCGGTGAGCGGCGTCAATGAGTGGACGCCGGTGTTTCTGCCGTGGTATCTGGAGCCGGGGTACCGGAAGAGCGTGCCGGAGGGCACCGTATGGGACGAGGAGGAGGAACGGCTCCGGCGGGACTTCGGGCTGGATGATGAGCAGCTCATGTGGCGGCGGTGGTGTATCAAGGCCAACTGCGGCAACGACCCGGACATGTTCCGGCAGGAGTACCCCAACACGCCGGACGAGGCGTTCTTGCTAAGCGGCGACGGCTACTTTGACAACGACGCGCTGGCGGTGCAGCGGATGCACGCACCGGAGCCGAAGGCTGTGGGCTGGTTCGATTTTCCGGAGCCTGCGGAGATGGGGGACATCCCCCGCGACTGGCGGTTCCGGGAGCGCGCCAGAGGTGGCATACGCATCTGGCATCACCCGGAGAAGGGGGTACCCTATGTGCTGGGCGGCGACACGGCCGGGGAGGGAAGCGACCGCTTCACCGCCCATGTGCTGGACAACCGCACCGGGGCGCAGGTGGCGGAGCTGCAGATGCCGCTTTCGGAGATCCAATATGCCCGGCAGATCTATTGCCTGGGGCGGTACTACAACGACGCGCTGGTGGCGGTGGAGATCAACCACTCCACCTATCCGGAGGTAAAGCTGGAGGAGTGGCATTATCCGAAGCTGTACCAGCGGGAGCGGTTCGACACCTATAAAAACAGAATGGTGCCGTCGCTGGGCTGGGTGACATCGACCAAGACGCGGCCGCAGATGCTGGCCGCGCTGCACACGGTGATGGAGGAAGCCCCGGAGCTGGTGGTGTCGGCGTGGACGCTGGGTGAGATGATCACCTTCGTATACGACGAAAACCGGAAGCCGCAGGCGGCCACAGGAGAGCACGACGATCTGGTGATCGCGGCGGCCATCGCCCACAGCGTGCGCGGCCAGCAGCGGTATAGCGTGCAGGAGGACGCGGCAGACCGGAAGCACTGGACGGCGGATATGTGGGCGGATTGGCGCCGTGCCGACGCGGAGACAAAAAAGCGTTTGGAATCAGAGTGGAGACGCTCTGCACAATAAAAATACAGGAGGAATGTGCGACATGAATATCTGGGAGATCATAGCGGGAGCTGCCATGCTGCTGTGGCTAACGGCGGGTGCGCTGACCATCCGTGCCGCCCGGAAATGGGGCGACGTGGCGGATGTGCTGCTGGAGGAATGGGAGGAGAGGGAAAATGAGAACTGAAAAACTGATAGCGGCGTTGCGGTGTTCGAGTTCAGTACCATCGGCGCAGCTGGACTGTAGAACTTGCGCTTTTCACATGGAAAAGACGGTTGACGGCAAGGACTATGCGGGCTGTGAATGTGATCGCATTTTGGTGGACGCCGCCGACAAGATCGAGGAGCTGGTGGATCGCTGCGCTCGGTACGCCGAGGAGATCGCGGTGCTGCGGGAAAAGAAGAGGTGGGTGGACGTCCGGGAGAAGCTTCCGGAGCGGGACGGACACTACCTGTGCAGGTATGTGTTTGGGAGCGGAGGGAAAGGGTTCTACGGAACGCTCGACTACTACGCCATCGACCCAAGGCCGCACTTTCAGCACGAGGGGATACACGGAATGAATGTGACACACTGGATGGACATCCCGGAGGTGGAGTGTGATGGCTGACGTTACAAAATTGCCCTATGCGGCCTGGTTGGAGGAATCCATCCGAACCATGTCGAAGCTTGATGTTCGTTCGGCGTGTATTGTGGTGGCAGACAAGGACAGCAATACATTGACTGCATATTACAAAGCCGACGCGCAGGACAAGGCTATATTTGCTCACAATATTCAAAGCGACATCACGATGGATCTGATTCGCCTGAATGCGGATGTTGTAAAAAAAGCAATTGAGGAGTTGGAGGGTGGCGCAGATGAGTAAAGCCGTACTTATCAGCATCCGACCGAGATGGTGCCAGAAAATCGTTGACGGGGAAAAGACCATCGAAGTCCGCAAGAACAGGCCAAAGCTGGAAGCGCCGTTCAAGTGCTATATCTATGAGACACAGGGCTGGGTGGAGAAGGACGGCATCATGGTATTCAGGCTCGGAGGGCGTGTCATTGGCGAGTTTACCTGTGACTGCATCTACAAACTGGAAACACGGTCGCTCGGAGGAAGCTATTTCGTGGACGGGGAGGACAAGCCTACAACGAACCGTGTGGCGCGTGAATCCTGTCTGGGTCTTGCGGATATGCACAGGTATTTGCAGTCGAAAACCGGCTACGGCTGGCACATCTCCGAACTGAAAATCTACGATGCGCCGAAGGAGCTGAGCGAGTTCACCAGCCTGCGTGATACGAGGTTCGGCGCTGCACCTTATGAGATCAAGTGCCCGCCGAGAAGTTGGTGCTATGTGGAGGTGATGAGATGAGTGTATGTACAGGGAAGGTCAAGTGCGAGATTTACCGGCAGAAAAGATTCTGCCGCAAATCCACGGCTGCCGGTGAAAACTGCGAATGTGTCGGTTGCCGTCATGCAAAGCGGCAGTGCGATGTTGGGCACTGCGTGTTCAGCGTCAACGGCATGTGCAAGGCATTAGAGAAGAGGTGACAGCTGCTATGACAAATAAGGAATTGATCGCCAGCTTGAAGCGGCTGAAGGTACAGACAGGAAGCCTTGCCTGTCTGGGCTGCGGGCGGGAGCACGATTGCGGAATACACGGCTGTGCCATCCTGCGGGAGACCATCGCCTTCGTGGAAAAGAAGCTGGCGGAGGGTAACCCCCGCGGTGTGATGGAGTACCAGGACGGGCGACTGTACAGGAAAACGGTGCGCTGCCCGGCGTGCGGAGGGAATGAGCCCCAGAGCTGCCCGCGCTGCTGCGGGGCAGGGCAGGTAGAGGCGCCGGACACAAAAGGCGACCTCCTCCGGCGGATGACGGACAGAGAACTGGCGGAGGAGCTGTTCAACTTCCGCTTTGACGGTTACGCCAAAGCACAGGGTGCGGAAACTGTCCTGCCGGATTCGATATGTGAGATAGAAAAATGGCTGGAGGAGACGACCGAATGAGTATCAGAAAAATTATGACGGCGCTGTGGTTGGCGTTGCTGATCACGCTGCTGTGCGGGTGCGGCAGGAAGGAGCTGACCCGGCGGGTGGTGGACTGCCGGTACACGGAAGCGTCTGAGCGGATAGAGACGACCTACGTCTACAAGTATGACTTTCTGGGTGAAGGATTCCGCCTGATGCCCAAGGTCAGCACGGTACCGGTGCCGGAAAAATATGAGGTGCTCTATGAGATCAGTTACGATGACGGTACGGTGGATCAGGAATGGGTAGAGGTGGAGAAGGCGGTGTTCGAAGCATGGCGAAGCTGCACATGACGGACGGGGAGATCGTGAACAGCTACCGGCTGGCACGGGATCCCCGGCGGCAGATCGGTGTGCTGGCCGAGCTGAACGCTGTGCCGCCCAGCGTGATCCGGGAGGTGCTGACGGAGGCCGGAGAGCTGGTGCTGAATCCGCGAAAGACCGGCGGCGGGCGCCCTCTGAGCTTCGACGCTGCAGAAGCCCGGCGGCTATTTGATGCAGGGCTGTCAGACAAAGAAATGGCCGAAAAGCTGGGAACAAAGGTGAGGAACATACAATTCTGGCGGCAGGGACAAGGGCTGCTGCGGCCGCGCGGTCTGCCGTTTGGCAGCGAGGTAAAAAAGGTGGAGGCACCACCGGAGGAAAACAAGGAGGAACCAGACATGAAAAAGATGCTGGACAATGCCGCCGCAGAAGCGGCGGAGGTGCGAGAGGAAGTGACACAGGTCGGTGGCGGCGCTGTGACGGTGCAGCGGCTGTGTGATCTGCTGCGGGGCGCGGTGGATGCAGGGTACGGCAGCGTGCCGGTGACGGTGGAGGGCTGCCGCTTCGCGGCCATGCGCCTGCGGGTGGAGCTGCTGGTGGAAGGCGGGCTTGTCTTTAACGGCAGGCCGGTAAAGGTCGAGCTGGAGGGAACGCCGGAGGTACCGGTGGGAAAGGAGGAATGATCCCATGGCGGAAATAAATGTGGCAATGCTGGTGAGCCAGACGGTGACGGAAGCACAGGCACAGAGCCGGTTGAAGATGGGGCGGGATTACGCCAGCTTTTATGAGGCGTGGGCGGTGCTGCGCCAGCGCATTGAGGAGACGAAGCGGGACGCCAAGGCGCTGGAGAAGCTGCACGGTGAGCTGTGGGACGCCATCAAGGACGGCAACGAGGATGAAGCCCTTATTGAGATGGGCGCCATCAACGCCAATGCAGCAGCGCTCTGTGCAGCCTTTGCTGGTATGGCGGCACTAATGGACAGCAGCGTTTCTCTACTCCTTAAAGCAGATACGATATATTTCTATGAAAAAAAGAAGCGTGGTTATCGTTGTCTGCATGATGGAGCAGGCCAGAGTGATGGTTTCGTAAGCAGTCATTTTGCGATCCCTTCCACGGGCGCGGGATTAACGCTTGCATTGCGTTACGCCCTGATATAGGAACCGGGGACGCAACGATGTAAAAATATTTGCTGAAACGCATACTCGTCAACTCCTTTCCTGCCACGATAATAGGACGCAAAAGAAAGGTTTGCAATAGGCGTTTAGTGCCAGAGAGTATGCAATTTGAGCTTTGATATAGCCGCCCGGCCGTGTCGAAGGCCTGCGCTGATGTGTGGGGTGCTGATGTAGGCGCGGCGGGGCGGCAATATGAGAGTTTGAAGGATACATTTATATGTAAGAGAAGCTGGAGATACGCACACGCGTATTTTTGGGAGTTGTTGCAATTCTTGCAACAACTGCACACCGACACCACGGTACGCGCACGCGTATCTCAGGATGACTGCTGCCTTTTGCAGCAGTCACAAAATTAAAGCCACGGTACGCGCACGCGCGTATCTGTGGGCTGGTTAAAAGGCTAAGTCTGACGGGAAAGGCGCTTGCAGCGGAGGAACGGCACAGTGTGTCGGCTCCTCCGGAGCGGAAAGCAGGCGGCTTTACCGGAGGTGTGAGAGATGCGAAGGTGCTTCGCGCGGGATGCGCGCGACTTATGCTATTTTATCGCGGGAGAGGGAGGAGCAGACATGATCGGCAAGGAGGGCATGTACATGATCACGAAAATCATCAGCGGTTCCGTGGTGGAGCGGCGCAAGACCTACGTGGGGCGCAGACCGTCCCGGCGTGGCGCGCGGATCAAGGGGAGCAGCAGCGAAAAGAAGCAGGAGACGAACCGCCAGCAAGCGATCCTCGCCCTGGCACGGATCCTGAACTGCAACTATGCCCACGGCGACGCATTGCTGGGGCTGTCCTTCTCCGATGAGGGACTGGCCGCCTGCGGCGGCACGCTGGAGGGCGCCAGGCGGGAGGCGCGGAAGTTTGTTGACCGGCTGGCCTACCGGATGAAAAAGCACGGGGATATCCTCAGGTGGGTCATTGTCCCCAGTGAACTGGACGGTGAAACCGGTGAGGTGGTGCGGCTCCACGTCCATGTGATTATCTCCGGGTGCCGCCTGCGGATGGAGGACGGTGCTTTCTGGCTGTATGGGGAGCGGCTGGACGACATCTGGGGACTGGGCGACGTGGACGTGCAGCTACTGCGGCGGCAGAAGGACTATTACCCGCTGGCGCGGTATCTGATCCTGCAGGCGCGGGGTGCAGCGGATGAGAAGAAATACTACACCAGCCGGAACATGAAAAAGCCACGGGTGGAGCATTTGTATACCTACTCGCCGGCGCCGCTGCGGGTGCCGGCCGGGGCATCGCCGCTGCCGGGGACGCGGTACGACCCGGAGGCCAACGTGAATTTTGTGCGCTACATACCCGCTGACAGGGATCCCGCCCGGAAGGTGGGCGGCAGGAAGGAAATGGCCGTGGCCTACGCCGGGGAACCGGAGGAGGGAGGTGACGGCCATGGGGTTTAAGAAGCTGCGGGGCGTAAAGCTGCCGGAGGAGAAGCAGGGGTTCATCCGCTACACCTGCCTGACGCTGGCAGAGCAGCCGAAGTGGATACAGGAAAAAGTACACTACACCTGCGACATGATCGGAGGTGCGTATAGCCATGCCCTTTTTGAACTGATGACCACACGCAGGAGCGTAACGGCCATCTCACTGGATCATGCCATCACAGAGAGCGTGCTGTATGAGATGCGGAAGAGCTTTTATGAGAGCTGGTGAGATATGCATTTTCTGAGATAACGAGCACGCTTTAACTGAATGAATTGCCCGGAAACCGTTTATTCGTGCGGCTTCCGGGCTTTTTGCGCTTTTCTGCATTTCCGTGATAACGGAACGTTGAACTATTGCACAATAGTTACAACGATACGTATTCGGCAGCAGGGAGGGGGCGGCAGGTGTGGCCGGTGGCAAGGAAAAACGACTCAGCGAGAAGCAAAAATGCTTCGTGCGGGAGTGGCTGGTGGACATGAACGGCACGCGGGCGGCCATCCGCGCCGGGTACAGCGAGAAGAGCGCCGCACAGACGGCCAGCAGGCTGATGAAGGAACCGGCGGTGCGGGAATACCGGGACGCGCTGCTGAAGGAGGAGTTCGACAGCATGGGCATCACCCGGCACTCGCTGGCGGTGGAGGTCTGGCGGGTGTACGAGCGGTGCGCCGCCGCAAAGCCTGTGCTGGAGTGGGACAGCAATCTGCGGGAGTACGTGGAGAGCGGCCAGTGGCAGTTTGATGCCAAGGGCTGCCTGAAGGCGCTGGCCATGCTGCACGACATGGTGAAACGGATGGACGCCCGTGAGGACGCGGACGACGGCGCCGATGATTACGAAACGATGCTGACCGGCGGGAGCCGGGAGTTTTGACGGGAGGAAACCATGAAAAGAGCGGATCGGGAGAAATTGCAGCTGTGGCAGGAGCGGCTGGCGCTGGCGGAGACAGCCATTGCCGGAGAGCGGACGCGGATGCTCCGGCGGGAGAAGCAGTACGAGGGAGACCACACCATCTACGCGCCGGACGGCAGCGTGGCGGCGGACAGCCTTGCCAGCCATGTGCGGAACGTGAGCTTCGAGGTGATCGAGACGCAGGTGGACAGCACCATCCCCGCACCCAAGGTCACGGCGGTGCGGCAGGAGGACGAGGAGCTGGCCTCCATCATCGAGTCCATGCTGCGGGACGTGATGGACAGGCTGCCCTCCGAGCGGCTGAACGACGAGGGCGAGCGGCTCAGCCCGGTACAGGGCGGCTATGGCCTGCTGGTGGATTGGCTGGACAGCGTGAGCGGCAAGGACTGGCTGGGCGACCTGAAGGTGAGTCTGGTACACCCGTACAGCATTGTTCCCCAGGCCGGCGTCACGCAGATATCGGATATGGACTTTTTCTTCCTGAAAACGCCGCAGACCAAGCGGCAGATCAGGAGGTTCTACGGCGTCAGCGTGGCGGACGAGGACGAGAGCGACCCGGACGCCCGGCGGCTGGGCGCGTCGGCGGACACCACGGACGAGCTGGTGACCATGGTGACGGTGTACTACCGCAACGCCAAGGGAGGCATCGGCCGGCTGCGGTGGGTGAACGACACGGTGCTGGAGGATCTGGAGGACTACCAGCTCCGGCGGGTACACCGCTGCACCGTGTGCGGCGCGGTGGGCGACGGGAAGAAGTGCGCTTACTGCGGCTCACGGAAATTCGAGGACGAGGTCATGGAGGACGAGGAGCTGACGGAGGACATCACACTCCGGGACGGCACAGTGATCCCGGCGGTGAGCGAGGTACGGGACGAGCTGGGACAGCCGGTGGCGGCGGACACGCTGCTGCCGCAGATGCAGCCGGGCGGTACGGCGGCGGTGATCGCGCCGCAGGCGGCTTTCCGGCAGGAGCCCACAAGGATCCCGTATTACAAGCCGGATGTATTCCCGCTGGTGATACGGAAAAACGTGTCCATGCCGGGACGGTTCTGGGGCAGCTCTGATCTGGACGCCATCTTTGACCAGCAGAACAGCCTCAACAAGATCTGCACAAAGCTGAACACGAAGGTGCTGTCCGGCGGCAGCTTCACCACGGTGCCCACCGGGGCGCGGTTCATCAACGACCGGGACGGTGTGCGGGTAGAGGTGGACAATCCGGCCGATCTGGAGAAGATCCGCACCTTCAATACGCAGGTGGACATCAGCACCGACCTGACGATGATGGCGCAGCTCTATGAGCAGGCGCGGCAGACTATCGGCATCACCGACAGTATGCAGGGGCGGAAGGATCCTACAGCCACCAGCGCTGTGGCTAAGGAGTTCTCCGCGCAGCAGGCGGCGGGACGGCTGGAGAGCAAGCGCGTGATGAAGCGCGCCATGTATCAGGATCTCTTTGAAGCCATCTTCAAGTGGATGCTGGCCTACTGCGATGAGCCGCGCGCCATCCGGCGGACGGACGAGCACGGTGACGTGCAGTACGTGACCTTCGACCGGCACGACTTCCTCTATCGGGACGAAGCGGGGGACTGGCAGTACAACACGGACTTTCTGTTTTCCTGCGACGGTTCGGCGCCGCTGGCCGCAGACCGGCAGGCACTGTGGAAGGAGACACGCATGAACTTCCAGGAGGGGGCGCTGGGCAGCACACAGGAGATTGCCACGCTGCTGCGGTTCTGGGAGCAGATGGAGAAGCTGCACTATCCCATGGCGGGAGACATGGTGAAGAGCCTGAAAAGCCAGATGGAGAGCCAACAGGCGGCGCAGGCAGCGTCCCGGACAGCTCCGGCGGATGAAGATGCTCTGGCCGGGCTGACGGGAGGAGGCGAGGGCGTATGAAATGCGCTGAGTGTGGACTGGAGCTGATGATCTACAGCGTGAAGGTGACCGAGGACGGCACCAGCGAGACGGACTATGTGTGCCGGAATCCCCGGTGCGTCCGCTTCGACAGGCGGCTGGAGAAGAAAAAGGCCGCGCCGGCGGCGGATACCGGCGGCACAGAGGGATAAAACGGCGCTCCGGGGCTGCGGTGGGTGATCTCGCACGTCACCCATGCCTGGACAGATTTCCTCCTGTCTTGAAATGGGGACGCCCTGCCGGAAGGTGGGGCATCCACCGCAGCTTCGGAACGAACTGGCCAACGTTTCGCCGGCGGGACGGCGATAAAAGACCCGGAAAACTGGGGAAAGGAGGATGTGGACATGGACAAGAAGAACGGATATGCGGGCAGAGTCGCCAATGTGGGCAGCCAGCGCATCAAGGCGCCGGCGCAGAAGGCGGCGCCCGCCCAGAAGGGCAGTGTGCGCTACACCGGCGATGACCTGCGCAACGGCACCGGCGGCAAGAAAAAGAGCAAGTAACGCCGGCTAAGCGCGTTATACGTGCATGTTTTTCAGAAAAACGGACGTTAACCGAAAAAAATGGAACATTTACCGGCATGGCCGGAACATTTCGCCTTGCCCCGGCGGTACAGGGGCGATTTCGCACCGAAAGCGTGAAAATCGGAGGAAAACATCATGTACGAAAACGGAGTGACCCAGCAGGACTACGCAGACGCCTTTGGCGTGGAGCTGCCCGAGGAGGGCGGAGAGCCGGAAGCCGGCGGCAGTGCCGCTGAGAACGGCGGTGCGGCGCAGGAGCCGGAAACTGGCGGCCGGAACGACGGAGCCTGTACACCGGAGGAGGACACGCCGGCCGAGCCGGGGAAGCCGACGGAGCAGAGCGCTGAGGAGCGCCGCCGTCAGGCATACGGACGACGGGCACGGGAGCGGGAGGCTGAAAGACAGGCCATGACCGCCGCAGCGCAGGCGCGGGTGGACGCGGTGTATGCCGATCTGTTCAAGGGACAGATCAACCCATACACCAACCAGCCCATCCGCAGCGAGGCGGACTTCCGGGCGTACCGTGAGGCCACGGAAAGGCAGGAACGCCAGCAGCAGCTTCAGAACTCCGGCGTGGATACGGCGGCGCTGCAGGGCTTGGTAGACGATGCTGTGCGGCCGCTGCGTGAGCAGCTGCAGCGTCAGCGGCTGGAGGGCATCAGCGCACAGGCGCAGGGCGTGACGGCACAGGCACAGGATGCCATCCGGCGGGGTGTGGACGCCGTGCGGGTGAAGTATGACGAGGGCATCCAGAGTCTTGAGGACATCGTGGCTATGCCCACCGGCGAGGCCTTCAATGCCTACATCCAGAAGGGACTTACCATTGAGGATGCCTTTTATCTGGCCAACCGGGAAGCTGTGGACAAGCGGCGCATGGAGGCGGCGAAGCAGGCGGGCATCAAGCAGGCCAGCGGCAAGCGCCACATGGCGCCGGTGCCCGGTGCGGCAGGGGAGGCACCCTATGTGGCCACACCACAGCAGCGCGACATGTACCGGCAGGTCAACCCCGAGGCTACGGATGAAGAGATCAACGCCGCGTATGGCGCTTTTTACAAACAGTGATGCTCCGGGGACGGAGTGGAAAGGAGACACAACAACATGTTTATGCTCAGCAGAATGAAGGTGGGGCTGACGCCCCCTATCGTGTATATGCAGCCCGCGGCCGACGAGGCGTTCGCTGTGGGCGAGGCGCTGAAGCTGGCCAGCGGAAAGGTGACGAAAGCCAGCGGTACGGATGTGCCCAGCCATGTGTGCGTAGGCGGAATCCAGAAAGACGGCAGTGTTCCGTGTGTGGAGGTGCAGAAGTATATGGAGTTCGGCACCACACTAGCGGCGGCACCGGCCAGCGGCACCACACTGGCCGTGGGCAGCAAGGTGACGCTGCACACAGACGGGATGCAGGTCACGGCAACCACCACCGGCGGCGTGGCGGAGATCACCTCGATTGAGGGGCAGACCGTGGGCGATGCCGTGACGGTGAAGTTCTGAGAGAGTGAAAGGAGATATATAACATGAGCGGTTATCTGACTGTGTCCATCAGCTCCGGGCTGGTGGGCTCCATCTACGGCGACTGCCAGGTGCCCCTGAAGGCCTATCTGGAGAGCCGCGGCGAGGCATTCCAGCGGGAGAGCCTGCTGCATTATCTTTTCCGCATGGACAAGAGCAAGCACTGGGCGGAGGGCTATTCCAGTGAGACGGCCATGGACGACTTCCTGCCCGTGGGCGAGGGCGGCGACTATCCCAAGACCGGCTTTGAGGAGGGCTATCGCAAGATCATCGAGAACATGACCTTCAAAAATTCCTTCGCCGTGACGAAGGAGCTGGTGGAGGACGCCCGACTGGGCACCATGAAGCAGCGCGCCAACAAGCTGGTGACTGCCTACAACCGCACCCGCGAGAAGTTCGGCCGGGCGCTGTATGTGGGTGGTCTGTACGGCACCACCGTACAGTTCAAGGGAAAGGCGTTCGACTGCTCCAGCGCGGACGGCAAGGCGCTGTTCAGCACGGCACACCCCAACAAGGTGAAGGGCAACAAGCAGTCCAACGTATACAAAGGTTCCTTCACCGCCTCGCTGCTGGGCAAGGTGGAGACGGAGATGCAGAATCTCACCGGCGACAACGGCGAGCTGCTGGGCATCGCACCGGACACCATCTGGATCCCCAACGACGCCGGGCTGAAGGATGCGGTGCTCTCCGCCATCGGCGCGGACAAGGAGCCCACCACGTCCAACAACGCCTACAACTACCAGTATGGCCGCTGGAACGTGATCGTTGACCCGTATCTGACGCAGCTGCTGAAGGAGCTGGGGCACGGCAGTGAAAAGCCCTGGTTCCTGCTGGACAGCAAGTTCAACGACATCAACGACGGAGCCATCTGGCAGGATCGCGTGCCGCTGGAGGTGAACTCCATCATCGACACCAACAACGACAACAACGTGTGGCAGGGGCGCGCCCGGTACAACGCCGGCTTTGCCGACTGGCGCAACGTGGCCGTGGGCAACATCTCCACCGGCACCGACCTGACCTGATAAGGCGGTGGCGGCATGACGTGGGGAGAGGTAAAGCTTGTCGCGCTCCAGACCATGTTCTCCAATGACGGGGAAGTGCTGGTAGAGGACGACGTAAACCGCGAATACCTGAACGCCATGCCCGGCAAGGCCAACGAAGCGCTGCAGCAGCTGGCGCTGGTCGGCCATCCCCTCCTGAAGACGTGGAAGGTCAGGATCGACGCTGACGCTGAGAGCGAAGCGGCATCGACGGAGCTCCTGATCCTGCCCGTGAAGCAGGACAGCCTGTACAAGATAGCCCTGCGGCACTATCTGACGCGCTTCCGCTGCCTGAACGGGAGCGAGGTCATGCTGGACGCCGGCGGCATTTACGGCACGGCGGAGGACTGGCGTATGGAGGGCGACGATGTGTTCGTGATCCCCGGTGAGGTGACGGGCACCTACACTCTGTGGTACAGGGCGTACCCGCAGACCATTACGGCGGAGACACCGGACAGCGAGGATATCGACCTGGCACCGGAGGCCGCCGCCCTGATCCCGCTGTATATCGCCGCAGAGCTGTACAAGGAGGACGATCCCTCGCTGGCTACGCTCTGGCGCAACGAGTATGAGGATGGTCTTGTAAAGGTTCAGACAGCTTACGCAGCCAGCGGAGCGGGTATCCGCGCCGCTGGTGTTCGTAATACGACAGGGTGGTGGTAAGGTATGGCACAGTTTACAGTGCCGGCGGCCGGAAAGACGTACAGTCTGGTGGTGGAGACGTTCCGGGGCGTTGATCTGAACAACAGCCCCAGCAATGTAGACAAATCCCGGTCACCGGAGGCTCCCAACATGATACGCGATCAGGTGGGAAAGGTGCGCAAGCGCACCGGATATACCACCATGATCACAGCGCCCGGCGGAGCGGCCATCAATGGCATACACCGGCTGGGTGCGCAGCTGCTGGTACATGCCGGGAACAAGCTGTACCGGCGGGCTATTGGGCAGGACGGCGCGTGGACACTCGTGGAGATCGGCGCTATGGCTGACGCCGTGAGCCGCAGCTTCGTGTTCGACGAAAAGCTGTATCTGATGGACGGCAGCGTGTACCGCGTGTATGACGGCACAGCACTCTCGGCGGTCAGCGACAGCGCCACGGTGCCGACCATTATCATATCCCGGCGGCCTACCGGCGGCGGCACGGTGTATCAGGGGCTGAATCTCATAGGCCGAAAGTGGACGGAGAGCTTTCTGGGTACCAAGGATGCCACCGTGTACCAGCTGACCACAGCAGGGTTGGACAGCGATCCCGTGACGGCGGAGGTGCTCGGCAGCAGCGGCGAATGGGTGGCCAAGACAGAGGGCACCGACTTCACCGTGGACAGGGAGGCGGGTACCGTCACCTTCACCACAGCGCCGGGCGAAAGCCCTGTGACGGGGCAGGACAATGTGCGCATCACCGCAGCCAAGACACGGGACGGGTATGCGGATACCATCAACAACTGCACCATTTCGGCGGTGTACGGCGTGGGCGGCTCCACAGACCGGGTATTTCTCAGCGGGAATGCAGGGAAGAAGGGCACCGACTTTTACAGTGAGTTTGACGACCCGGCCTATTTCCCGGACACCAACTACACCAGGATCGCCAGAGACGGCGGCGAGGTGGTGGGCTATACCGTGCTGAGCAATACGCTGGCGGCGTTCCTATCCGGCAGCGCCGGCGGGCGGAATGTGGTCATCCGCACCGGCTCTCTGGATGAGAACGGAGCGGCGGTATTCCGGATCACCAACACCATCATAGGCCAGGACGCCGTGGCGCCGGACAGCTTCTGCCGGACGGACAAGGAGCCGCTGTTTCTCACCGATCGGGGCGTATTTGCGATCACGGCGGAGGAGCTGACCGGCGAAAAATACAGCCAGGAGCGCAGCTATTACATTGGAAGCGCACTGCGCGCCGCGTCCGGCAGAGAGCATGCCAGTGCCTGCATGTACGGGGATTTCTACGTACTGGCGCTGGACGGCACACTTTATCTGCTGGACATGCAGCAGAAGACTTACGAGAAGAACAGCCCGTACAGCAGCTATCAGTATGAGGCGTACTATTTCCCGGATATCCCGGCAAAGGTCGTGTTCACAGACGGCGACGGGGCGCTGTGCTTCGGTACGGCCGAAGGGAAGCTGTGTCGGTTTACGACGGACACGGACGCTCCGGCGGGGTACAGCGATGACGGCGCCGCTATCAACGCCTACTGGGAAACAGCGGATCTGGACGGCGAGCTGTTCTTCCACGTAAAGACCTTCACCGGCGTTGCTGTCCGGCTGGCGGCATCTCCCTATACCGGCGTGAAGATCTTCGCGCTGGTGCGGGGCGACTGGCAGCAGGTGTATGACGCAAAGGCCAAGGCACGGTATCTGACGTGGGAGTATATCGACTTTGAGAAGTTTACGTTCTCCGGTGACAGGACACCGCGCACACTGTACGGCAAGATCAAGCTGAAGAAAGTGGACAAGGTTCGGTTCCGACTGCAGAACACAGAGAAAAACGAGCCCTTCGGCCTGTACGCCTTCGGTGTACAGTACCGGGAGCCGGGCAACAACTACAAGCGATGAAAGGAGCGTGGCAGCATGGCATTGAGTGACCATAAGATCACAGACGCCGCCATCGCGGAAAAGGGCGTTGTGGCCGCGCCGGATCAGCTGAGCGGCAGCGCCCGCACGAACAAGATGCTGTTTGACCGGCTGATCCGGGAGGCGGTGAAGGAGGACTATAACGGACTGATCGACGCGCTGATGGCCGCCACCGGCGCGGGTGAGATCGGTGCTGCAGTGGACGGGCTGACCGGGGCAACGATACAGGCTATCCTGAACTCCATCAAAACAGCGTTGGACAGTAAGATCTCATCGGCGGTTACGGAGGCGGCGCTGGAGCTGAAAAGCGACAAGGATGTGACGAATAAGCACATCAAATCCGTGGAGCTGGACGAGGCGACCGGCACCTTTACCTTCACCAGAGAAAACGGGACAAAGATCGTGATCGACACGGCGTTGGAAAAAGTGGCGGTGAACTTCACCTATGACGAAGACAGCCAGAGTCTGCTCCTGACGCTGGCGGACGGCAGCACGGAAACGGTGAGCCTTGCGGCCTTTGTGACAACCACAGAGTTTGACGATAGCAGCACTATTGAGTGGAGTGTATCGGGAAGCAAGGTGAAGGCCGCAGTCAAGGACGGCAGCATCACGGATACCATGCTTTCCAGTGCGCTGAAGACCATGCTGCTGGGCTATGTAAACCGCGCGGCAACAAGTGCAACGAACGCAGCGTCAAGCGAAAGAAATGCCGCAAGTTCCGCAGCGACAGCAAACAGCGCAAGATACTCTGCGGAATCTGCGGCAGACAACGCGGCCAGCAGCCAAAGTGCGGCAAAGCGGAGCGAAAACAACGCCAGGTTAAGTGAAACGAAAGCAAGCACTTATGCATCATCTGCGGCGGAGAGCATCAAGCACGCGCCCCGCATCAACGCCTCCGGTAAGTGGGAACTGTGGGATGCGACGAAAAACGCGTATGTCGCCACGGATTACACGGCCATAGGGAAAGACGGTGCTGCCGGCACCGACGGCACTACACCCCACATCGGCACGAACGGCAACTGGTATATCGGGAGCACAGATACCGGGGTGAAGGCAGCGGGTACCGACTACGTCCTTACTTCCGCCGACAAGGCAGAGATTGCCGGGCTAGTGCTGGCTGAGATCCCCAACGGGGACGAGGTGGCGTATGGCTAAGGTAGTGGTAACAAAGAGCAGGCTGGACAGCCTTGCCATGCACATCAACACAAAGGCCGGGACGACCGGCGCAAAGACCATCGCCCAGATGCAGGCGACGGTGGATGGGATCAGCACGAAGATGTCCGTCACATGGCACCAGTGCCCGGAGGCGGTGCGTAACTACCTTGCCAATGTGACCTACGATCCCAGCGATTACAGCGATTCGCAGATCGCCAATTATGCACCGGCCACGCCTGTCGCGTCCAACACGAAGCCTATCGGTAAAACGGTGGGCGGTGTGACGTACTACAACGAGGTGCCCAACGTGGAGACGCCGTTTTCGGCGGACAGCGCGGCGGGGACGCTCAAGCCGCTGGATGCCCTGCGGTGGATCAATACCCCTCACGCGCCAAATGTGCGCGATCTGGGAGGCTGGGCGTGCGACGGCGGCAAGGTCAAGTATGGCATGATGTTTCGCGGGGGAGACATGGACGCCACAGACAGAAATGTGCTGGTAGGACAGTGCGGTGTGCGCGCCGAGCTGAATCTGCGAGGTAAGAACGAGGCAGACTACACGCCGCCTACCAGCTCCGTACTGGGAACGGACATTCTGTACTATATCCCGGATATATACCAGTGGTATTCCATCGCCAATAAGACAGTGTGGCGCGGTATGCTCCGGTTTGCATTTGACTGCGTGCTGCATAATCAGCCGGTATACTTCCATTGTGCGGCGGGCGCGGATAGAACGGGAACATTTGCCTGTGTTATTGAAGCGCTGCTCGGAGTGAGCCAAAGCGACATCGACAAGGATTATGAGCTGACGTGCTTTTACACCGGCACGAGCACAGACGCGCTTGCAAGGCGGCGAAACGAATCTGATTGGACGGGACTTATCAACCAGATCAACGCCTTACCGGGAAGCACGTTCCGGGATAAGGTGGTTGGCTGGGTTGCCACGCTTGGCTTTACAGCGGCGGAGATCAATGCCTTCCGTGCGGCCATGATAGACGGCGCACCGGGGACGGTGACGCCCAGCATCGGTACTTACACCGTTACAAACACGCTGACCAATGCGACCAGCGACAACAGCGCTGCCAGCGCCACGGAGTATCAGCCATACACGGCGAAGATTGCACCGGCTATTGGCTACGTCATCAGCGCTGTGCAGGTGAAAATGGGTGGCGCAGACGTGACAGGGAGCGTCTGGCGTGGGACACAGACCGTCCTGCGGCGTAAGGTGACAGTCGGCTTGACACACTGCACCAGCGATAATAGCAGAACTTCCGTCATTGACGGGCAGGGCTACGCTGCCACTCTGGCGGCGGAACTGGGCTACACGCTGGAGGGCGCAACTATATCTATTACGATGGGAGGTGTGGATGTGTCCACATTTTACAAGGACGGAGTGATCGCCATCCCCAATGTAACGGGCGATTTGGAAATTACCGTGACGGCGGTAAAGCAGGCTCAGGAAAACATGTTCCCCGCGCATTTCTTTGATACTGACGGTACGACTATATTCGGGAACGGGAAAGGCTATGAGAATGGCCACCGAATTAGTTCGGACTTGAGCGTAAAAGCTGGCACCGGTCGATCTGTTACCGGCTATCTGGACGTTTCCGGTTACACGAAGATGGTCGTATCCGGGTCAACTGTTGGCTCAGCCACTGGAGGCTATCCGATTGTGTGGCTCAACTCCAGTCGCACGGCTATCGGCCACGACGGCGCATACGAGGTAACAAGTGTACCGGACGGCACATGGGCTATACCCAGCGGAGCCAACTATGTACGGCTATCCTGTGGCTTAGACCCTGTTGACATGGTTGTGAATCTCGAATGACGAGGAAATCACCTGATGGACAACACCTGTGTATGCTGCGGAGCGATGATTCCCGAAGGGCGAATGGTATGCTGGGCGTGTGAAAACGGAAAGGGCGTAAGCCCGGAAAGGACAAATGACATGAAAGAGACGATGAATCCCCTGTATGCGGTGGTGGCTGCGGCGCTGGGCGTGCTGAGCAGCTATTTGGTGCAGCTGGTGATCCCACTGGCTGTGCTGGTTGTGGCTATGCTGGTGGACTACGGTACCGGCATGGCGAAGGCGTGGAACGCCGGGGAGCTGTGCTCCCGGATCGGTATCCGGGGCATTCTGAAGAAGCTGGGGTACCTGGTGATCGTGCTGGCCGCGATGGGCGTGGACTACCTGCTGCGGTTCGGCATGGCGCAGGTAGGCATCCATATTGAGGTAGAGTTCTTGCTGGCGGCCATCGCCACGGTGTGGCTGATCATCAACGAGCTGATCTCCATTCTGGAAAATGTGGCTGCGCTGGGTGTGCCGGTGCCCGGTTTCCTGCTGAAGCTCATCAAAAAGCTGAAGGCCGTGACCGAAAAGCGGGCGGACGCTGTACCTGTGGAGACGGAGGGCATGGCCGATGAAAATCAATGAGGTTACATACAAATGGCACGGCGCACTGACAAAGCGCCGTGCCACCACGCGCCTTATCCTGCACCACGCCGCCGCCAGCAAGTGCACGGCGCAGCAGATCCACAGCTGGCATCTGGCCAACGGCTGGGTGGGCATCGGGTACCACTTCTTTGTGCGCAAAGACGGCAGCGTGTATCGTGGCCGTCCGGAGACTGTGGTGGGCGCCCACGCCGGCAACAACAACTACGACAGCATCGGCATCTGCTTCGAGGGCAACTTCGACCGGGAGCAGATGAACGAGGTGCAGCGCACCGCCGGTGCGGAGCTGGTGGCGTACCTGAAGGATAAGTACGGTATCACCAAGGTGCAGAAGCACAGCGACGTGAACGCCACGGGCTGTCCTGGGACGCATTTCCCGTTCAAGGAGATATCCGAGGGCGCGGCGGCGGGAAAGCCCGCAGAGAGCGCCGCAGAGGGCTTTACGGCGGCGTTTCCCCAGCTTAGCAAGGGTAGCAAAGGCGACAAGGTGCGCGTTTTGCAGGAGCTGCTCCGTGGCAAGGGCTACGATCTGGGTACCTACGGCACGGACGGCGACTTCGGCGGCGCCACCCGCAGCGCAGTGGTGGCGTTTCAGGTGCGCAGCGGCCTGAGTGCCGACGGCATCGTGGGAAAGAACACGTGGCGCAAGCTGCTGAGGGAGTAAGGAGGTAAACGACCATGCCGAGGAAGGACACACAGAAAAATAAGATCACCACGCCGTCCCGCTCCAATGCGTCCGGCAGCCGGGGCACGGGAACGAATATCTATCAGAAGGGAAGCGGCACGACCACGCCCAAGACCGCATCGCCGGGAAGCGCCGTGGCAAAGGGTGTAAATGATTTTTTCAACGGAGCGGGCAAGAGCACCACACCGGGTACCGGTTCGGGGACAACGCTACCCTCTCTCAGCCAGCAGCAAAAGGATAGCTGGGACGCATTTGCCAAGGGGAGTACCTCAAGACAGCCCAGTTCTCCAGCCGGCGCCGGTGGTCAGGCCGCAAGCGGATCCTCCGTACAGGACACCATCAAGAAAACGGTGCAAGACATTTTCGACAGCAGCAGCGCATCCAAGAGCAGCTGGGACAACACAAAAGCCGGCGGTGCTGTAAACAATGCGCTCGGAGGTGGAAATGCCGGAAGCAATTCCGACGGAATCAGCGGCGGAAGCGGCTACAACAACGGCAGCCTGACCGCCGACCAGATCCGGCAGATGCAGGAATACTACGGCACCACGGCGGACGGGCTGTGGGGTGCCAATTCCTCGGCGGCCTCCGGCGGCATGACGGCGGAGGAAGCGTGGAACGCCTACCGGCAGGCGCTGCAGCGGGACGAGCAGGCGGGCGACATGTCGTGGGAGAGCTTTCTGGAGCGCATGGGCGCGGGCGACTACGAGCAGCGGCTGAAGGACACCATCAGTTCGCAGGTGCAGCAGGCGGTGGACGACTACAACCGGCAGATCGACCAGGCGGGAACCAGCTACGAGGACGCGGCGCGGCGGGCGTATATAAACAAGATGCTGTCGCAGCGCAACATGGATCAGGAGCTGGCAGCCAACGGCGTGTACGGCGGCATGGCGGACAGCCAGCGTATTGCGGCGGAGACGGCGTATCAGAATGACCTCACCGACTTGGAAACGCAGTATTCCGACACCATGGCGCAGCTGAAGCAGGCCATCACAGCGGCAAGACTGTCCGGCGACGCACAGATGGCGGAACAGATGGCGAACTACCTGAGCCAGATCCAGAGTGAGTACAACAGCTATCTGCAGCAGCGGGAGCAGGAGAGGGCGCAGGCGCGTTTGACTGCACAGGCTTCCGCGTATAAAAACGTCGGGACATCCGGTTATGGTGGAAGCACAGGTGCCGGTACAGCAGACAGCGCCAGCGCTACTGCGGGCGCCGGGTTGGACAACTATGATGCAGTCAAGCGTAACATCATGATGTATGCATCTCGCGGTATGGGCGCGGTGGCAAATCGGATCATTCGTCAGGCGTGGGGGCAGCTGAGTGCTGAACAGCAGAGCGATCTTGCGGCCACCCTGCAGGCAAACGGATGGGCAAGCTGACAGGAGGGCGCAGCTATGGCAAAAACGCTTTATGAGCTATATCTGGAAAACATGAAAAAGGCTGGGACGCAGAAGGCGTCCCAGCCTGCCGCGCTTCCGGCCATCAAAATGCCGACGCTGGAAGCACCGAAAACGACACCCACCGCCAGAGCTGCCACCAGCGGAAGGGTGCCGACGGTGGGGGCGAAGAAAACCTCCGGCGTTGACATCGTGAAGGCCGTGACACAGAAGCCGGCGGCACAGGGCGGCGGACGCGTGACCATGCCGCAGGTGAAAAAACAGGAGACGGCCACGGACAGGCTGGCGAATATCCGGGCGTTCGGCGCGGGGAATTATTCCGGCGGCGGGCAGCTGCTGGAGAAGGCATACAAAACCGCCCGCGGCGCTGTGAAGGGTATCGGTTCCTCCTACGCCAACATCGGAGGCAGTGCCGTGGAGGGCATGGGCAACCTGCAGGAGACCATGCAAAAGGGTGAATACGACAAGAAGGTCCAGCAGATGAAGGAAAACAAGGCCTTCTATGAGCAGGCGCTGAAAAGCGGCATTAACCCCCGCACCGGCAAGAAGCTGACGGTGGACGAGAAAAGCCGGTACTATAAGATACTCAACACGCAGTACACCGACGGCAAGATCTCCCAGATGGAGAACATCTACAAGGACGCCACGGTGAACCAAAAGGCCAGGACGATGGAGGCCGCCAACGACGCCTTCGCCGCTTCGGACAGGCTGAAGGCCAGCGCTGACAAGGACGTTGCCGCCGCCAAGGAGGGAAGCGGAAAGGTGGGGCAGTTCCTGGTGGATCTGGGGTACACCGGCACGCAGCTTTTGGCCGACACGGCGGCGAACGCCATCGCACCGGGCGCGGGCATGGTATCCATGGCCAGCCGTGTGTACGGCGATGCCTCCGCCGAGGCTCGGCGGGAGGGTAAGACAGCCGGGCAGCAGGCGCTCTCGGGGCTGAAGGGAGCCACCATCGAGGTTCTGACCGAGAAGCTGTTCGGTGGCTTGGCCAAAGCCTACGGCACCGGCACCGCCGATGCTCTGGTGGAGAAAATGGCGGACAAGCTGACCAGAACGGACGCCGGAAAACGGGTGGCCACATGGCTTATCAACTCCGGCGGCGAGGGCATCGAGGAAGTGGTATCCGACCTGCTGAATCCGCTGGCTGACCGTGCTCTGGGGCTGGACGACGGAAAAAGCCCCATCTACACCACGGACGATGTGGCACAGATGGGGTATGACTTCCTGCTGGGCGCGGCCATGGGCGCCATCGGCGGCGCTGGGCAGCTACGGGACACAAAAAGCAGCGCACCGGCGGCGCAGGAGACGCAGCCGGTGCAGATGCCGACGCTGGTGGACGCCAACGGACGGACGGCAGCGCAGCGGCAGGCGTGGGCACAGCTCTCGGAACCGCAGCGGGCACAGCTTGATGAAGCCGATAAAATCGCCCGGCGGTTCGGTGCACGGGTAGAGCTGGACAGCAGGGAAGGAGTCAGCGGCTCGTACCGCAACGGCGTGATAACGCTGAACCCCAACACCGCAAATCCGGTGCGGCAGACACTGATCCACGAATTGACGCACCACATGGAGAGCAGCGGACTATACAGCCGCTTTTCAGACACGGCGATGCGCTACGTGGCTGAAAACATGGGTGCGGATGTGGAGAGTGTGCGGCAGGCTGTTATGGCCGACTACGCCCGCAGCGGCGTGGCACTGGACAAGGACGGCGCCACACGCGAGATCGTGGCCAAGTTCGCAGAGGAAAAATTGTTTACCGATGAGGCTACCGTCCGGCGGCTGCTGGCGGAGGACAGAAACCTGTTCCAGAGGATCTATGACTGGATCCGCGGCGCACTGAACAAGCTGTCCGGCACAGGAGAAGAAGCCTATCTGCGGAATGCGGAGAAGCTGTATGCCGAGGCGCTGCGGGAAGCCGGTGCACAAGAAAGCAAGCGGGGAACACAGATGCTGTTTGCCGGGAAAAATGCCAAGACAGCAGATATGCGAACGTTGGAAAGAGCGGTTGCACTTGAAGCAGGCGGTATCTCTCCGGAAAGCATCCTGAAAGAAACCGGTTGGTTCCGAGGGATGGACGGCAAGTGGCGTTTTGAGATCGACGACAGCGGGATGGAGTACCGAAGTGACGGCGATGCGCGGCTGCTGGAAGAGAGCGGATATCGGCGGCTGCAAGAACTGACGGATAAGTGGGCACGGAACGCTGAGGGGCGAGGTGATCCGCTGACCGCCGAAGAGCAGGCGGAGAGTGAAAACCTGGCAGACAAATACTACGATAGCGTTTTGACGGAAGAAAAGTATGAATTGGCGGATTTCCTGCGGCACAGCGGCCTCTTTGAGGCATACCCACAGCTGCGGCACACTTCGCTTGTATTCGAGAAAACCGAACCGGGTGTCAATGGCTACTACAACGCTGGGACGGATACTATCGTTTTGAGTGACAATCTTCGTTGGAAACCGGAGAGTACGTTGGTGCATGAGATACAGCACGTTATCCAGAGAGCCGAGGGATTTGCGCGCGGCAGTTCTCCGGAGTACTGGGCGAGAAGAGACTACGAAACCGGGGATATTACGCGCTCTCTGGAACGAGAATATGATAAGGCTTTGGACGAGCTGGACAGTGAGACGCGCAACAAGTATCTGCGGTATCAAGAGGTCAACCGAGCTATGGAAAATCTGGAAAACGCGGAGGAGGGTACCCCAGCGGCAGAAAAATACGTTCAGCTTGAAGAAATCTCCGATCGTCTTTATACGGAACTGTGGGGTACCCCCGAATTCAACAGGCTGCTGGATCTGAAAAGGAAAATCGACACGCCGAGGGAAGTATATGAGCGATTTTACCGCAACACTGCGGGAGAGATCGAGGCTCGGGACGCTGCCGTACGGCGTGGCTATAACGCGGAGCAGCGCCGTCTGAACATGCCGCAGCCGGGTGATGCCAACACGGTGTTCGCGGATGGCAATACGACAGCGTATGACATCAATCCCAACCACCGGAATGCGGTGGATCAGTGGAACCGGGAGGGACGTCCGGAGGGGGAGACGTTCATCCTCGGCAGTACCGGGTCTGTCCTGCAGGGGCTGGGGGCGATCGAGAGCGACATCTATATGCAGGGTGACAAGATCAACCGTATTTTGCAGGATCATCCTGAGATGACGCTGGAGGAGATCAAACGGCTGCCGGAGATTCTGGAGGATCCTGTGCTTGTACTGAAAAGCAAAGGAAGCGGCGGGATCGGTAAAACCAGCCGGGTCGTAATGTTCGGCACGGTGAGAGCACAGAACGGGCAGCCGGTCATGGCGGTGTTGGATCTCCGCCCCTACGAAAACGGCTTCCTCGTGACGGACATGCAGAAGGTCAACAGTTCCTACACAAAGAAGAATCCGGCGGACTTTATCAGAAGCAGTGAAGTGCTGTATGCGGACGAAAAAAGAGCCGCTCCGCTTCTTCGCCTAACTGGGCTTACAATAGCGTCCCAGCAGCTTCTGCAGAATGGCTCTGTTGGTAGTATATCTTATGCAGGCCAGGATGTCAACATTGAGGGAACCCCATTTTCTGACATGACGAGACGGGAGCAGCTTTCCACCGGGCGAGGGCTGGACGAGATACAGCGAGACGGGGTGCAGATGCCGGTGGTCGGAAATGCTCCGGTGACTACGCGCGATGGGAATATCTTTCAGCCCGGTAATTCCGACGCGGCGCCGGCGGGAAATATGTCGTGGCGAGACGTGTACGGTATATCGGAGCGCGGCGAGCCGGTCGACACCGACAGTGAGCGTCTGACAGCGGAGGACAGGGCAGAACTGAACGACTATCTGGACGCCCTGGCGCAGGACAAAAACGCGTTCACTGAGGATCCCTACACGGTAAGTGACGCTGTATACGATGCGAAGCTCCGGCGGCTGGCAGGGGAGGAGGCTCCTCCGGAAACAAGGACACAGGAACAGGTGACACAGGCGGATCTGGATGATCTGGCAAGTCTGTTCGCGGATATAGCCGATCCCATTGACGCAGACAAAGACGCTATGACCGCCGACATGGTATCGAACGAGTCGGTGCCGCAGAAGCAGAGCAAGAGGGAGACCGTCCGGAATGCCTGGGACTTCTTCTATCGGAAGATGGTAGACGCCGGACACAGTGTGACGAAGCTGTCGGAGGCGGTAAGAGATCCGTATCTGTACCAGTTCTACAATCAGGCACGTGCATCGTCCTCCGCAGGGGTGAACATGATCACAGACGCCCAGACAAACGCGCGCGGGCAAAAGGTGGGGGCAAGCCTGAACGATGTGTTCTCGCCCATCCGCGCCAGGGGCGACGGTTACTACCACGACTTCCAGCTCTACATGTACGATCTGCACAACATTGATCGCATGAGCCTGTCCCGAAACAAGGAAGCCCGTGTGCTGGAAGCAAGAGCGGCTCTGCGTGATTTTGACGCCAACAACCCGGATATCCGCACGGACACGGCGGCGCAGCTGCACCGTATGACGGAAGATCCGAATCCCGACATCGCGGCACTGGCGCGCGAGAAGGAACGGCTCATTCGGGAGTTGGACAGGGCGGAGGCTATCAAGGACAAGCCCGTTTTCGACTACGAGTTCACAGCGGAGGACAGCCGGGCACGAGCGGAAAGGCTGCTAAGGCAACATCCGGAGTTTGCAGAATACCAGGCTCAGGTGCGGAAGTACATCGACAACATGATGCGGTACCGCGTGGAAAGCGGCCTGATAACACAGGAGGATTCCGACTTCCTGAAGCAGTTCTATCCAAACTATGTGCCGACTATGCGCGTTCAGGAAAAAGGCTCCGCAGGTGCCGGTCGTGACCTGAATACGGTGCGGGTGGGCAAGACCGTGGGGCGCGCACAGGGAGGCACCGAAAGGCTGCTGCCCCTGCATGAGGCGCTGGGCAAGCAGACCATGAAGGTAGTGCGGGAAGGCAGTAAAAACCGCTTTGCAGACAGACTTCTGCACGATTATATTCAGACAGGGGACACTGCTCTGGTGAACCGGTACATAAAAGAAGCCAGTCGATATGAACATGACTTTAATCCGGATTCGCTGGACGACGTCAGTGTAGAAAGGCCGACGAAGGACAAGACCGTCACCGCCTATGTGAATGGGGATCTGTGGGAAATGACGGTGGACGATACGCTGTTCGATGCAGTGAAAGCACTGTCTCCGGACACGACAGAGAGCAACGCTGTGACAAAGGTCATCCGCGCCAGCAACAACCTTTTCAAAGCATTGGTGACGGGCTATAATCCGACGTTTCTTGCGCGAAACGTGATACGGGATCTTCAGACGGCGGGACTGAATACACGGGATGCAGCGGCATTTGCACGGAATTACCCCCGCGCACTGGCTGAGATCAGAAACAACGGAGAATACTGGCAGCTCTATAAGGCGTTGGGCGGTGTGTATTCCTCCGTGTTCGACTACACCACCGGAACCGTAAAGGAACCGAAGGGCGCCATGGGCAAGTTCATGGCTCGTGTGGAGGCTCTGAACATGGCCGCAGAGCAGGCACCCCGTCTGGCGGAATTTATGGGCGTGATGCAGAACGCCGAGAGAGCCTCGGCCAGAGGAGAGGCCGTGAGTGACCTGGCTACGGCGGCGGATGCACTGTATGCAGCGGCGGATATAACGGTGAACTTTGGCCGCGCCGGTTCGCTGGGCAAGGTGTTGAACGCCAACTATGTACCGTTCCTGAATCCCGGGGTGCAGGGACTCGATAAGCTCATCCGACGGATCACAGAGACGAGGAGCGCGAAGGAATGGGCGAAGTTGGTCGTGCGCGCTGCGGCACTGGGTATTGCACCTTCTCTGCTGAATGCCCTCCTGTACAACGATGATGACGAGTGGGAAGATCTGCGGGACAGCGACAAGGATACCAACTACATGTTCAAGCTGGGCAACGGGTATTGGCTGAAGATCCCGAAGGGGAGGGAGCTGTCCGTGTTCGGTATTGCGACAGACCGCGTATACGATGCGCTGCGTGGGGAAGATGTGGATGTGCTGTCCACAGTCAACACCGTAGGCAGTCAGGTGGCACCGGCGAATCCGCTGACCAGCAACATTTTCTCGGCACTGGTGGATTCACAGCTGCTGGATCCCAATAGCCCCGGACGGACATGGTATGGCGGAGACATTGAGAGCCAGCGGCTGCAAAACTATGCACCGGGGGAGCGTTACGACAGCAGCACGGACATTTTCTCCAAAACGGTGGGACAAGCGCTGGGAATATCCCCCAAGAAGCTGAATTACGTGCTGGATCAGTACAGCGGTGTAGTGGGTGATTTCCTCCTTCCGATACTGACGCCGCAGGCCGAGCGCGACATGTTCGCCAAGGCTTTTACTGTTGACTCCATGAGCAGCAACCGGGTCAGCGGCGACTTCTACGATGAAGCGGATGAGCTGAAGTATGCCAAGAACAGCGGAGACACCGCCGCCGGCATCGTCGGGAGATGGTGGAGCAAGCAGCAGTCGGCCTGCTCCGACCTGTGGAAGCAGATCAGGGAGATAGAGGAATCCACGGAACTGTCAAACGCGGAAAAGCGGCAACAGACGCGGGAACTGAAGGCTGTCGTGACCGGTATCCAGAAAAATACCATGTCGGTGGAGGAGACGTACAGAAAAGCGGTGGAAAAACACCTGTCCTCCGGAGCCGATGAGGATACAGCATATCGGGCTGCCAACAAGGATTGCTTCGGCGCGGAATACGCGCTGCAGGTCTACAGCAAGGACGTATATCAGCGCGCACAGGATGCAAAGCAGAATGGCGTCTCCTATGATGACTTCTATACCTATTATTTCAGGACAAAAGATATCAAGGCAACAGCTACGGAAAGCGTGGTGTCTCGTAAATTTCAATTTCTGCGTACCTCGGGTATGAGCGAGCACACGCAGGCGGAGATATACTTTGCGGACATGGCCAGCGATAAGACGCTGACTTCGCTGGCCAATCTTGAGGTCAATGCAGGGGTCAGCGCGGAGGATTATTACCTGTATAAGGCAGCCAGTGCAGGAATGTCGAAGAAGGTGGAGAAGCTGCAGGCCATCAACAGTCTGAACCTGACGGCAGCGCAGAAGGACGCGCTGTACTACTCCGAGGGCTGGGCGGAAAGCAAGCTGCATGAAGCGCCATGGCACGGTGGGCAGACTGCCGCCGTGCGGATGCCGGTGGTGAAAACCACAGGAGGAGCTCCGGTGTTTGTCAGGGTCGCGCAGAGCGCGCCGACAGTGCAGATGCCGGTGGTCAGAACCGCGGCAAAGGCGCCGGTGTACGTCAGAGTTACACAGAATGCGCCTAAAGCGGTCGGGGTGGTAAAGATGCCGGTGGTGAAATAGGCAAACGAAAAGCTGAAGAGCGGATGCTCTTCAGCTTTTTGTTGTCACAACTGGCATTTCCGTGATCCTGACCACTTTCGGCACTTTTGGCGAGCAAGTCATACACGCGCGGTAGCCCTGTGATTCAGCGGCTTCTGTATTGAATATCCAATAGTTCACAGACGTGTCTCGCTCGGCACAAGTCGGGTCACGGTGGTATGTACGGCTACCAACAGCGACCACGCAAGCGTTGGATTTGTAGAGGGAGAGGGTTTCGAGTTCTTCTTGCTGACTTTTTACCTTCTTGGTGAGATCTGATACGGAGGCGCTGTATGTCTTGTTGCTTTGCTCTGCTGCGGCAAGTTCTGTCTGACATTCTGAAAGATCGGTGTATTGCACAATGTTGACAATCAGAGAAATCACCAGTGCGGCCGATAAAACAATGGAGAGCGCTGAAACTTTATGCTTGTGGCGGTTCGGCGCAGGTGCGGAAGGTCTGGGATCATACCCGCAATCACATGGAGCTCCGGAGCGATTGAGACAACCGCAGGCGGGACAGGTGTACCATGTGTCTGTAACGGAAGGGGCAACCGGTTGTGCGGTAGGCTCCTCGGGTGTCGTTGTTACCGGTTCGACAGATTCCGCTGATTGCTTCGCATCATCTAAGGTATCAGATTGCTGAGCAGGCGCCTGAATTTCGCGCTTGGGTGGGGTACTATCCGAAAGTCTGTGCCGTTTTCTAAGGACGGATATACCAACGTTATAGAAAATGACACCCCATATAACAGCTGGGGTAAACGAGCTGCCGCTGACTTCAAACCCATACCTCAACAGTTGAAATACAACGGCGATAGCAGCCTCACCGATAACGCAAATTATAGCATATTTCTTCTTTGCAATAGACGTCTTACAAAGTACGGCAACAGCAAGCGGGATAATGCAGTATACCCCGGCGGTAAACGCAAGGCCAAAGATGATTTCAATAATTTCCACAGTAGAACCCCCTTGTATATAATATACATTTAGGATATAGATTTAGATTGTATTTGTCAAATTTTTTGATAAAAAAGACACCCTTGCGGGTGCCTTTTCGTAGCTTGTTGGAATCGGGTGGACGTGATGGCAACAGACTACGATAGAGGGTAAAAAAATTAGTCCAGTAGGAGCCTGTAGTGGATGGTGAGCAGGTTTTTGGCCTTATCCCATGTGATGTGGTCAATGATGGAGCGGGCGGCGTTGCTGCGCTGCTCCAGAGGCGCCTTTTCGTCCTCGATGACGGCGAGGGCGTTTTTGATGGCTGCACGCATAACGGAGGCGTTTCCGGCGGTACGGTTGGCGGCAGATACGGAGCTGATCTCCTCATCGATGTGCGCGATCTGCGCCTGTGTGTCCTCCTTGGCAAGCCGGTACTCGTCCACGGTATCGACACCGGCCAGGAACGCCTCCCGCAGCCGCTCCAGGCGGCGCTCCAGCGACGCACGCTGGGTACGGAGTGCTGCCAGCGGATCACTACCGGCGCTGTTCGCGCGGAGGACTTCATAGCGCAGCTGACCGGAGGACGCGGCATCAGCGTGCAGCCGGGAGAGGATGGCGCCCTTGAGCAGATCGGAGCTGACATGCTGGGAGGTGCGGCAGCGGCCGCGCACATAGTTGTTGCACTTCCAGTAGTTCGGTGCGGCGAAGATCATCGTGGAGCCGCAGGCGGCACAGCGGACAAGACCGCTGATCCAATCCTTGTTGCTGCCAACGGGACGCGCTTTGTAGGGCATGGTGGCCTTGAGCTGGGCGACACGATCCTGGGCGCGCTGAAACTGCTCTTCGGATATGATCGGCTCGTGCTTGCCGTCGGCGAGAACGATGTCCGGATCACCGAAGTTCCGGCGGGTGCGGCCGGTGGGGTTCCACCGCAGCTTGCCGATGTAGACGGGGTTGCGGATGATATACTCCACAGTGCGGTTTTCAAACGGGTTGCCACGGTGCGTTCTGACACCCATAGCGTTGAGCCATTTTGCAATGGCGAAAAAGCCCTCGCCGGAGAGGAAGCGGGAGAATATCTCCTGCACATACACGGCTTCCTCCGGGACAGGAACAAGGACATTGTCCTTGACGCAGTAGCCGAAGGAGGGCGTGGCCTGAAGCTCGCCGCGCCGGTGCTTTTCCTCCATGCCGCGCTTGACCTCCTCGGCCAGATTGATGGAATAGTATTCGTCCATGGCCTCGATCATGGACTCCATGATGACGCCCATCTTGCCTTCCTCAATAGGCTCCTTGATGGAGATCACATCGATCTTCAGCTGTTTGCGCAGGATGGATTTGTAGTACACCGCATCGTCACGGTTGCGGGCGAAGCGGGAGAACTTCCACAGGAGGATGGCGTCAAAGGGCTTGGGCTTGGTCTTGGCGGTGGCGATCAGGCGGCGGAAGTCGTCGCGGCCTGTGACCTTGCGGCCGGACTTGGCCTCGTCCACGAAAACGAACTCGTCCGGAACAAGGTATCCGTTGGCCGCGCCCCACTTGCGAATCTCCACCAGCTGGGAGGCGGGGGAGAGCTCCACCTGATCCTCGGTGGACACGCGGATATAGGCCGCAGCGGTTTTGAAGTCGGTCATAGAAACACCTCTGCTTTCGTGTGTGATATACTCCATGCGTCGTTGCAATGCCGACATTTGGGCAAAAAGAATATTTCTTGAGAAAATGTGCAAACTAAAGTTTGCATTTTCAACATTTTGCCGAAAAAGTATGGTAGGATAATGGCCATGAACGGAAAGATCAGTGACCTTAGAAACTACTATGGACTCACCCAGAGGGAGATCGCAAGGCGGGTTGGGATCTCCAGCACAGCAATGAGCGCCATTGAAAGAGGTACACATGAGCCAAAAGTATCAACGGCGCTGCGGATAGCAAGGGAGCTGGGGACGACGGTAGAGGAATTGTGGGGTGAAAAAGGGGAAGAAAGCATCAGACGTGACGCATACAATAAAATTGGGGGATATGGAGATGAACGGAAAAAGCTTAGACGAAAAGATACTTGAGAGTTTCCGGCTGCTGACAGAGGAGGAGAAGCTGTTTATTCTTGCTGGCTTAATAAATACTCTATCTGAGCAAGCAGCATGCGCTTCTGATCATCAGAGAGACAACGTACAAGCTCCATCAGCTTGACATCCAGAGCAGAAAGACCGTCGCCCTCACCGGCGGCGGTTTTTTCTGAGCCAAACTCATCTTCCCAGCCCATCAAGTAGGCAGGGGTGACACCAAGGATGGCCGCGATGGGTCTGACGGAATCAATGGGCATCTTTTCAATATACCCATTTTCATAACGATATATGGTCGCAGGAGAACAACCGAGCCTCTCTGCAATATACTCAGCGGAGAATCCCAATTGTTTCCGGCGGCTTCGCATACGTTCACCGATAGTCATAAAATCACCTCTGCATATAAATAACACAGTTTTCGCAAAAATGCAATATTAAATTCGCAAAAATGATATTTTTGTATTGACAAGCAGAATCGTCTGTGGTATAAAGACAATAGGAACTCGCATTTATGCAAGAAAGGAGGATACGACATGAGCGCAAAAATGGAACTTCTTAAAAGAATCGCTAAGGAGAACGGAGTGACTATTGAGCAGATGGCCGCCAGTGCGGGCATGAGTACAGCGACACTGTATCGTAAAATCAAGGCCGGAGGCGGCACATTCACTGTCGAGCAGACAGAAAAGATTGCCGCCTGCACCAAGATGACACGAGATCAGGCTGTCGCTGTTTTTTTTGGCTAAAACTCGCATTTGTGCGAGTTATTGAAAGGGTGCGAAAAAACAGTCGAGGGAGGATCCTCGACTGCAGTGTATGCATCAGCTGCCCCTATTTACGGCGTTTTCCAAAAAGCAATGCTGCCAACACATAGAGCACAACGGGTGAAAAGGTGATGGCTAAACCGGCTATTGTGCCAATGGTTTCATGAGTTGACTTATCCTGAGCAGAGGACGCTTCGTCTTTGAGCAGCGGGAGTACATAAGGCTCATCGTCTGAGGTGGAGCCAGAGGACGTGCCGCTGTTGTGGCCGGTACGGTCATCAAAGCCATAGGGACAAACACCGCTTGGGTGCTGGTGCGCCGGATAGCCGTGATGGTAGTGGTATTCACCGGTGGAACGGTCGTAATGGCCGCCGGCAGCATCGGTGCTTCCGGGGTGAGCGAGAGCCACCGTGCAGCACAGGAGCAGCGCCAGGAGCGCTGTAAGCAGTCTTTTCAAGGCGTAGCACCTCCCCTTCAAGGCCAGTATAACACGGCGCGGGGACGGGTGCAAGAGATAGGACAATCCCGCATTGGCATAGGCTCAGAACATCAGGAAAGGAGTGACGCTTACATGGCGAAGAAGGAACGGCCGCCCATTACGGTAAAGGCCTATGTGATGGTGAACGGCGTGGAGACGGACGTGGACACGCTGGACGACGAGCGCCGGCGGCAGCTGGCGACGGCCATCAACACGACCGTGCTGAATACCTTCTTCGCGGGGAAGGCGCGCTTCTACCCGGCGGAGGAGTCGCACAGGGCGGACAGAGTCGTCCGCCCCTACGGACGGGACGTCGTACCCCAAGGGCATTTGTTCCGCTGCGCTCCACGGCAGGACGCCGTCCCCTACGCCCAATGTGCGGGTGCACCCGCCTGTCCTTTCGTAGGGAGCGATGCCCACATCGCCCCGCCGTGGGAAATCGCATTCCTGCGGCGGGACACATGGGTCCCGCCCTACAGGGTGCATGCGTCCGCCCCTTGTCAAAAAGTCCGAACGG